TCCAACAGAATAATCAAAACCTTTGAAATTCTCACTAAAAACAGTATCAGTTTGCTGTAAAAATATTTTTGCTTGTTGTTCGTTTTCCTTTTTAACGGTTTCTTGTTCTTTATTGTACCTATTAAAAAAGTCAACGGCTTTTTGTTGTTCTGGATTTAATTTTGACCCAGCTTTAATTTCTTCGTAATAATTGTTTTTAAGTTTTTCAAGATGTTGCTTTGCTTTAGCAGCTTCTTCTTTAAAAGCAATTTTAGCTTTACGTATTTCTTTTGGTTCATCTAACTCTTCGTCATATGAAAAGTCTTCCATAAGAAGCTCTATGTCTTCTTTGTCTAAGTGAGGTTTAGTGGTTTCATAATATTCTTTAATAAGCTGTGCTTCGTTTAATGCAGAATAATCGGTATTAAGTTTTACATAGTCTTCTAAACTTCCACCCGTGTCATTCATAAAGTCAACAACTTTTTGAATATTTTCTGGCAAATCAACGCCAGCGTCGGCTTGGACTATAGCTTGTTCAACTTGCTCAGTGAGCTCCTCTACTTGTTCAACAACTTCTTCTTCAGTTACTTCTTCGAGAACAGTTGATTCTTCTTGTTCGGGCTCCCGTAATTCTTCAACCACTTCTTCGCTGTTGCTACTGTCTTGGGGTTCTCCGACAACAGCATCGCTGTCATCTGCGCTTTGCTCTTGAACGGCATCTTCTTCTTTATTGAGTTTAGTAAAATCTACTTTTATTGTGCCTTCATCATCCTGGGATACAGGTGAATCTGCATTTTGCTCTGGTGCTTTATTTTCAGCAGCAGGCTGCTCTTGGACTTCTTCTTGGGAGTCAAGAACCTCTTCTTGGTTTTCTAACATGATAAAATATTATATAATTATTACTATTATTATTACCTAGGCTCGAAAGAACCTAAGTCAAATCCTCCGCCAATAATGTCGTTTCCGCTGGATTCAAAGTTTTGTGGAGGTGTATTGTTTTTTCTTTGTTCTATAAGTTGACTTTGCTGCGTTGCTTGCAGCTTAGTTCTTTCGTCTTTTCTGTCTTCTTTTTGCGTTTCTTTCTGTGCTTGACCTGATGTCTCGACACCTTTTAACTGCATATTATATTGAAATTCCTGAGCCATCAACTCTTTTTTAGCTGCAACTTCAGCTTGCATTTTTTGCAATTCAAAATTATTTTCCATTTGTAATAGCTGAGCTTTTTGAGAAGTTAAAGCTTGATTCTTTTGTACTTCAGCGGCGGCAGCTACCTCTTGCGCTTGGGCGTTTGCTTGTGCTTGTGCTTGAATATTTTCTTGCTGGATTAATTGATCTTGCTCTTGCTTACGCTTCCTGCGTATTTTTAAAACTTGGTTTGCTAGTTTAAGATTTTTTATTTCTCTTATATCAATAGCGTCTGACAAATCTATAAGTCCCGCGGATAATGCGGTTTGTATGTTGTTCTCCAGCATAGAACGCTCTTCGTCATCTGGAGCTAATTCTAAAAATATACCAAAATCGTAAAGATGCAAATCAGACATTTCTTTTAATGTAGCAACATTATGACCACCTATTTTTTGTATAAACGCGTCTCTTGATGGTGAATACTCTAATATATCTGATATTCTTAATGACAAACATTCTGCAATTTGAGCGGTTATAAAAAGACCAGCATCTAATATATGTCTTGTTGCTGTATTAGAATTTGCCGCTGCCATTTTTTGAATGCCAACAAGAGCTCTTGAGTCTGGGGCGCTACCATCTCTAGCTTCATTAAGTCCCGTTACGTCACGTATCATTTGTAAATAATAGTTATACGTAGATATTAAAGACTGCAATTTTTGACCGCCAGACCCGCTTGCTATTTCTTGCACAGGGACTTTGCCAGGATTCATGTCTCCCTCTTGGGTCATAGACCTACCTATAACCGAACCTGTTTGGAAAAACATGTTTAATGCCTCCTGCGGGTTGTAGTTTGTTCCATTACCTAAATCTATTTCAGCCAAACCATCTGCATCAAGATAAACGCCGTCAGGTATCATTCTTGACATTACTTGCTGTAATTTAAGATGCGTCAGCTGTATCATATCGGCAAACCCTGTTATGCGGCTGACTATAGATTCTATTTTACCTTTATACATTCTTGGGGCTACAATGCTGTAGTTCATAAGCACCTTAGTATGATCGCTTTTTGGTCGCATCATATTTTTTGCCATATCCCATTTAAGCAAATAATTAGTGCCTAAAACTAAAACGCCCTCATATAAAACTTCTAAAGATCTAGATAACTTACCAAAATTCTTTTCAAGCTCCTCTATGGGTGGATCAAATTGATCATCTCTAACAAGTATTTTACTTGCGCCTGTAGCTGTTTCTTTAACTTTGTAAACTTCGTTCATGTAAGTTTTAAAATTAAAGTACAATACTTGTACCGTATTGCTATCAGACTGATCGTAATTTCTTATTGTTCTATCGTAAAAGCCGTTATTTTGAAAGCCTTGCTTGGATATTTGCTCAAGATCTTCTTGCGTTAAATCAGGAAATTGCTTTTTTAATTCATTTAAAGGTATGCTTTTAACTTCACCGCAATAGTATATATCATCAAAATACGGTGATTCAGTGTACGAATAAACTAAATTAGCGGGGTCAACATAATCAACAACGACACCCTCGGATTTGCTAAATCTATTTTTTACAGCTCCAATACCTATAACAGATAGGTCGTATATAACTCTTTTCTTTGTTAAATCATAATTATTACCGTTTAACAAAGTTTGTATTGCCTGCTCTTCCGCTAATTCAACAGCTTGCTTATATGTCAGTTGCATATGCAGCTCTAACTCCTCCTGGCTGTCAGGTAAAAGCTCTGGATCATTTTCAAAAAGATTAATACCAAATTCAGCTTCCGCAAATTCATTTAGCTCTTTCGTTTGCATATCACGTATGATAGATTCCATGTAAGCTGTTCGTTTGCTCACCCCGTAAGGATCTTGTGAATATGCCTTTATATCAAAAGCTCTTTCAGCTATACCGTTAACTAATATATCAACAAACTTTGATATAATAGGAACGGGTTTCCAATCTAAATTTAAATAAGATAGATCACCGTTTATTGATAATTCATCTTTATACTTTTGTATTGGTTGCTCACCTCTAGCATATAGCCTTAAATTATGGAATGTATTTTGATTGCTTCTATATCTCGAAGTGCCGGAGTCTGATTTAAACCACTCGTCCTGAATAGCTCTACCGACCCGAAGGCCATACTCTGATGACATTTTTTCTTCGTCACTAGCAACTTGGCTAGGAAAAAAACTTTTTACAACTGACTCAGCCATACGTTATTTTATTATTTTCGATATTGTACCGCTATTTTTATATTTAGCAATATTTAAATTTAACTTTTGTTTTTGAACAGGAGCAACTGGTCTATATAAATGTCTATTACAAGCCATTATAGCAAGCCCTGAACTTATAGCCGCATCAAACTTTGTTCTTTTATTTATATCAAATTTTGCCCAATCGTTTAGGGTGGTGTTAAAATACATGTCCCCATATTGCCCATCTGCTTTTAAGCCTACATATTTATCTATATAAGCCTCTATAGCGGCTGCGTGGGCTTGTTTAATATCCTCACTTGAGTTTGGAATTCCGCCTATTTCTTTTTCGGCTACCGATAACTTATTCCATATCTTATCTGGTCTATTCATTGAGTAGCCTCTGTATCCTCTTCTTTTAAAGTAGTACAACAACCTAGGTTTGTTATTTTCAGCCAATATGGGCATTCCATAAAATACACAAGCCATAAGCACATCTTCAAAAAACATTTCAGAAGTTTGAGGTCTTGCAATGTATTCTAAAAAAAATGAATTTGGTGGGGCATTTTCCATACTAAACTTAGTTAGCCCATGTAACGCTCCCTTAGACCCTTTGCCATCAACTGTCCCTGATATGTCATAACTATCACACCCGAAAGCGCCAATATGTTCATTCCCTGGAAATTTAAAACCGTTTTTTGTGTATTGCTTATTTTGCAATTCATAATTAGGGACCCAAGTTATTTTAAACCTACCGTTAGGGTTTGGTGTAAATTTAACCTTAGTATCTTTTATTCCATTTTCCCACGAAAAGCTACCAATATTTACTACATTAGTGCTTGACAGATCTTCGTTATAATCTATTTGCTCGTATATTTTTACTAAATTAAATATACTATTTTTAGTTTCATCTCTAAACGCATGCTCTTCTGTGCGCGGAAACTGCCTATAAAACTCATTTAAAGCATCCTGGTCGCCTCTTAATCCTTCTACCTCATTGTTCCAATGTTCAATAACCCCGACTTCGATAGCGTCTCCGTGTGGGCCAACGCAATCTGCTGGTGGGTCTTCGAATATAGGCATTCCATAATTGTCAATGAATCCTTCGTAATTCCATTCCATAGGAATGAACAAAGAATATAATCCTGACTTAGTTTGTCCATTGCGGTTTCTTTTTGTAACGTCCGAGTCATTGTAAAGTTTTTTAAAGTTTTCACCTCCCTTATCTAAAGCGTTAGATGTCGACCCCATCATACATTTACCTATAACTCTACTACCTAACCTTAATGTTGTTTTCGTAACCCTCCAGTTGTTGAGGATGTTGTCCGGCCTTTCCCATTTACCCGATTCATCGTGGACGAGGAGTTTAAGTTTCTCTCCATCATATGAGTTGTCGCCTGTGTTCTTCCAGTCGATTGTGGTGTCGAGCCCCTCCAATAATTCCTGGTCTTGTTTATTTTGTATGGATTTTCTAGTGAGTCTACTGGCTGGTATTCTATAGGCAAGTTCGGTTTTGGGTCTGTCCATACCGTCCTGGATTGGCTTGAAAAAGAACGGGTAGTTGACGGATATTGGTACAACCTTGTCTGTGAACATTTTCTTAGCATCCGCTCCAGACTTAGACAAGATACCATACCGTGCATCTGACGTAATTGTCGCCAGGTTAACGGTTTCTGCTGAAGACATAAATGAAAATCCTGAACGACGGTTTTTAAGATAGCACATTCCATAACATCGTGGGTCTGCTTTACTAGCTTCCCAGAATATAAAGAATAGTCTGTTTGCTTCCCTAAAGTCTGGCTTCCCAACGTCAATCTTGCTCCACTGCAAGTACATAAAGTGAGTGCCAGTAATGTAAGTAGCCATGCCTTTATTATTGAACCAATGGCCTTCTTCTCTGCGTTTGAATTGTTCATCTATATATGGTTCCCATTTTTCTTTGAAGTCTTCCGGATATTCTCGCCAATCAAAAACGCTTTGTATTCTTTTTAATTCGCTAGGGTACTCATCTGCAGCCCATTTATCCTGTGACTTGTCTATTTTAGCGGGAGTTTTTGGTAATGCAATTCTTAAATTTTGAATATTATATATTTCACCGATTTGCCCAGTCTTACTTATAACTACAACATCGTGTTCTTTGTTATAACCGTACTTCCACTTTTTTGATTTATTTAATCTAGCTATTGTATTAGCTTTTATAGGAGTATCTACTCTATATAAATTTTGCTCGTACATTATTTAGATCTTCTTTCTGCAAACCCTGAAAAAGTTTTTGCTTTCTCTTCTTCTTTAGGTTTATTTTCTAATATAGCTTCTTCATCTTGTATACGAGATAATATCTCGAAAGCGTCAAATATAGCTAACTTTTTTGTAGCAGCTGCGTTCTTAAGCCTGTCAGCAGATATATCATCATCTGAATCGACTATAGCCTCTTTAGCTACTTTAATTAATTCTTCAACTGCTTTATGCCCAGCTTGGATTATATTCTTCTTCGTTTCCTTGATATTCATATTTAATTGTAATTTGATTGGTTGGTATGCGATACAATTTTTGTTTATTAATAATAAACTCATATTCCATACCAGGTCGGAAACCGACTATATCCCCAGGCTCTATACTTTTTAAAGCTGGATCTTTATATTTCAATATGCCTTTTAAAGGTTTTTCAAAATCAATAGAAAACATTTTGTCTTCTTTTATAGGGGCAACGAAGTTATATCCCGTTAATGGTATCCATTTAATTATATGCTTATAAGCGTATATTTGCATTTCATTTACAAAATATAAATCATCTTTATAATAGCTTCTGCTATTTTTTTCAATACCTCTAATATCTCTGTATCTTCTAAAAACATTATGATGCACAATAACTTCATCGCCTAAGCATATACCTGTTTGGTTATTTATAGGTAAACCCATTACAACACCTATCCTTGAAACAAAATTATGATCCTGTAAATCGGTATTTAATATTAGCTCTGTATTATCAATTGTTTTAGAATTATTGTATCTTTTGCTAACTGGTTTTATAATAAAATCAAAAACCCCATTCATTAGTATTCAATATTATATTCAATGGCTATTGCCATATTTTTATTAAAATCTTTCCAGGGTATAACATCATTGCCTTTTTGTATATAGACAGAGTACTTTTCTTCTTCCTCTATAATGTTAACTATAGTATGACCACCATACACTTCCTGTCCAACAGAGTAGTGCATGGCGTCATTTTTATAGTCTTTACCTATACTAATCTTTCTTAGGAGAGTCATTTTCTTTGATTTCCCCGCTTTGGATATCTATAGAAACATTCCCGTATTTATCCTCAAGGTTTTTTTGTAAGTCATTTAAGCTTTGCTTAATACCAACTAATTGATGTAATAAGTCATGCTTCTGTGCTTCAAAACCACCAATTTGTAATTGGTATTGGTTAATGTTTTTTACAAGCTCTTGCAAATCTGATAATTCGTCGTTTTCTATTTTTGATACTAAATCTTTTACTTTACTCATTTTATTTAATTTAATTGTTATTGC